ATTTGTCTTTTGAGTAGTGTTGAGTGTAGGTTTTACATATGTGAGCAAGCACTTGTTCTATTATTTTATCTTCTTGGTATTTAAATTTAATAGATTTAGCAAAAGATTTTAACGTTTGCATACCTGTTTTACTTTCCTGGGAACTTAACAATGTTATCTCCTTGTTTTCTAAGTTTTTCTCTTTCTTTTCTATCTAGTTCTTCATTTATAGAATAGTTTCCTGCTTCCATAACTAAATCTTGTTGTTCAGTAGCCATGTGCATAAGACCTGCAAACAGTACATACATGTTAGTTGATATTTCATTATCTGTATCTAAAGGTATTCTATCTGCTCCTATAATTTGAAAACCATCTTCTTCTGGTTTAATTACAAGGTAAAGGTTGCCTTCTTTTAAGTCAAGTAACTTTACAAACTCTTCTATGTTTTCATCTTTCTTAAAAGTTATAGTCATTTCATCCACTCTATAGGTAAAGTACCTTCTGCCCAAAGAAAACCATGCCTATCACACCAATCTGCGTAGCTAGTCTTTGAGCCTTTTAATATTTTGTTACTTGCCTGCATAAATATAAAACGTATGTCTAATTCTTCCCATTGGCTTTTAATCATAAGATGCTTTACTCTGTCGTTTGTTGTAAGTCTGCCTTTAGCTTCAATATAGAAATCTTTTTCTGCTATATAAAAGTCAGGAGTATATGACCTTACCTTTGGTATGTAGGAAAAAGCAGAAGGTTCATATTCAAATCCTACTTTTTTCTTACCTAAGTCTGCGGCAATACTTATTTCAAACTTTGATCTATAAGGTAATCTTAACATTTTTAGGGCATCCTATGCTTAACAATTCATGTACATTATCTAGTATTTCTTTTTCGTAAGGCTCACCCATGTCATAATCTAGGTCTTGGTAAAACTCATTAATCAAAACTATTACTAAACCCTTCTGCATAAGAACATTTTTTATTATCTCTAGACTTTCATCTAATTGCCTCATGCCTCTGTCTTCATCAAAGGGTTTGATAGGAGATAATCCTGTGTACAAAGGTATACCATGCTCACTGTCTCTTAATATTTTTACTATGTTAGAGCCTTGTTGGTGACTCCAGTTATCAGGAAACAGATAGTATATGTTTTCATTCTCTGTAAAATCAGCAACAGAAAGATTATGAGTTTTAAATATGGGCATTTTTAACTACCTTAGTATACCAAACATGCGGTGGATTCTTAGCCCTAGACGTATGTTTAGGTAAAAACTTTGCTTTAGACCAACAGTTATGCCTAAATCCACAGAAGCCACACTCTCTAGGTAATAGTTTGTTACCTGTAGGTACACCTTTGTCTATCTCATCTGTAGGTTTAAATTGTTTTTCAATGCCTTTTGTTTTCTTTAACTTACGTACGTTAACGGTGGCTGTTTCTAAAGCATCTTTTTTATCCTGCTCTTGAATGTCTGGAGCTTCGCAAACCGTGACCTCACCTGACGATTTGTCTACAACGATCCACCCTCCAAATGGTTTGTCTACACCTTGAGCGTAGGCATAACCCTGGACTATGTACCCAAAAGGATCGTCTTCTTTCACCTTAGAGTAGCCACCGAATTTTCCAAATTTATTTTGGAACGCATATGGACTAGCAGATTTGATGTCATAAACTTTGTCGTCTATTATTACGTCTAAAGTTCCATTGATATCTGTATCGTCTAGATTAATTTTTGTTTTCTGTTGTTCTTCTTGTATCTCAATGCCTGCCGCTTTCATAACTGCTATAAGTGTAGCTTCTACTAAGTCACCTAACAGAAACCGCATGATGGCATTGTAACTAAATTCTTGTTCTATTCCTAATTTTTCTGATTGCTGTTGGCACAGTGGTTTACCTAAAGCAGATAAACGTAACTTATGCTTCCTTGGTTCTCTAGAAAATTGCTTCTCTAAAGCATCACCGCAAGCTTCTTTAAACTCAGAGATTAGAGAGGAAGGCATCTCTGCCTCCCCCTTAATCCCTCTATTCAAGTAGTCTTGTATAAGAATTTGAATAGAGTTCATTTATGCCTCGACAGCAGCAAGGTCGATAGCACCCACACCAAGACCACTACTTGCCTCAGTATGTTCTCCTGACACTCGGAGATTGTATGAATTAATCGAGGTGGCAATAGCTTTTAACAGCTCTTTGTCATCCTTAGAGAAATCCACTGTGTCAGAAACAGTCATATTAGTTGAATAGTAAATAGTAGCACCATTCTTATGACGCACAGAATGTAGCTTAGAAATAACATTCCATGTTAGTAGGTTCTTAGAATCCAAGTCTTTAAAGTACTGAGAGATAGGAACAAAACTTGCACCCTTACCATAAAATACTACTGGTATATTCTCTACAGGAGCTTCTTCACCTGTCGCTGTTTTACCATCAGCTATAGTCACTAAACCGTATAACACTTGGTTACACTTAACCATAGCAGATGCCGCAGCTTCTGGCGACTCTGTTCCTAAGTCTTCTATTTCCTTACGAGTTAGCTTACCACATTTGAAGCCACCCTCATTGTCTGGAAATACATCATTCAGTTTAGACTGTTGAGTACTGCGAACGGAGTATGCACCCTGCTCGTTATCCCACAGACTATACATAAACCTTCTTACGAAAACTCTCATAGTCACATCTTTGCCAAATACTTTTTGCTTTGTATTCGGATTATATAATGCGAAGTGACCTCTAGGCAGAGTATTGCCTGCATCGTCTTCAGGTGAATGATTGATTGATAGTCTAGCAAAAGCATCACCAGTAGATTGGCTCTCCATGCCATCCTTCTGACCAAGCATAATTGCTATTTCTTCTACAGATAGTTTATCCAAATTGTCTGGAATTACAAGGTCTGTTGCCTCGGTTGTCGCTAGTTGTGTCATATAATACTCCTTTTGAGTTGCACAATCTTATTATTATAGGTTAGATATAAATTAATTGCAAGCATTAATTTGAAAAAATTTCTTTAGTATCTAACCAGTTGCTTCCTATCTTTAACTCAATGCCAACAGGCATATCGTAATTGATGCCCCATCTTCTTTTAGCTTGCTGAGGGATAGACAACATACATTCTTTTAGAGTTTCAATTACTTGATCCTCTTCATCAGGATGTACGTCAACTACTATACTATCATGTACTGTATTACAAATCAAAGATTTAAACTTCTTAGTTTTAAATTCCTCGAAGGTAAGCACTAAGGCAGACGGAAGTAAATCTGCTGTCGCAAACCCTTGTACAGGATAATTCTTTACGCTAGTGCCATGTGTAATGCCTCTAGCTGTTCTCTTTACATAGGGAAATCTGTATTCCCTACCAGAAGGTAGACTTATAACTTTATACTTTAAAGCTTCTTGAGCCAACCTTAAATGCCACTCACCAATTCCAGGATAGACATCTGTAAATTGATAATAGTATCTGTGTATATGTTCAGGCAAACCCATGCCTGTAGCACCATACAAAGGAGCAAATGTATGAGCCTTTGCATCTTGTCTTTCTTCGGATGTAATTTCTTCTTTCTCTTTACCTGTTATAATGGTAGCAGTTAAATTATGTACGTCTACACCACTCTCTACATTATCATACACATGTTTATCTTTACTTAAGAAACCTGCAACTCTGTATTCTAGCTGTGCGTAATCTCCTTCAAGAATCTTACCACCATCAAATCTAGAAACTACGGCTCTACGAACAGGAAAAGTTTTACCTCTAGGCATGTTCTGGAAGTTAGGATTCCTGGAAGATAATCTACCAGTACTTGTAACACACTGCATAAACTGGGGATGTATTCTGTCTGAATAATCTAAGTTCTTTTCTATACCTTCAATAAAAGTTTTAAGGTAAGTTTTAATAGCATTGTATCTAAGATAACTTTTTATAAACAGAACAGCTTCTGCATTGCCTCTTTCCTTGTATATAGAAAGAGCTTCAGCGTCTGTTTTAAATCCTGCAGTACTACAGCCTTTTGGGTCTAAAGGTACTAATTTAAACCCTGCAACTTTACCTGTAGGCATGTACTGTATACCTAAACCAGAGCAAGGCTTACATATGTACCTAGCCTTACCCCAAGTGTTATCCTTTCTTTTCTTAGCTACCCTACCGTAACCACTACAAGGATTACATTTCTGAGCTTCTGATATTTGTTGGACTGTAGTGTTACTTATAACTGACCTTTTAAACTGAGCACTAGTCATATACGTTTTTCTTTTAGGTTTCTTAGTATTTCCTCTAAGCTCATAGCCTAAATTAAATACAGCT